GATGGTCGTTTCAAACACAGAACTGCACTTGTTGGTATGGCTCGTAAGAATGGTAAATCTGCTTTGTCTTCTGGTATTGCCCTTTGGGGTTTGTTTATGGGTGAGAAAGGTTCTGAGATTTATTCTTGTGCTGCTGACAGAGACCAAGCAAGAATTGTTTTTGGTGACGCTAAGAAAATGATTGAAGCTGAACCTGAGCTGATGTCTCAAGCTAAGTTGTATCGTGATGCAATTGAGATTCCATCATTGGGTTCTGTTTATCGTGTGCTTTCATCTGAGGCTTTCACTAAAGAGGGTTTGTCACCAACACTTGTTGTTTATGATGAGTTACACGCTGCACCTAATCGTGAACTGTTTGATGTTATGACTCTTGGTATGGGTGCAAGACGTGAACCGTTGTTGCTTGCTATCACAACTGCTGGTGTCAAAACAGATAACACAGGTCAAGATTCTGTTGCTTATTCTTTGTATCAATATGGTCAAAAGGTTGCGCGTGGTGAAGTTGATGACCCAAGTTTTTTTATGTCTTGGTGGGAATCACCAACTGAGTCAAACCATAGAGACCCTGAAGTTTGGAAACTTGCAAATCCTGCGTTTGGTGATTTGAACTCTGTTGAAGACTTTGAGTCTGCTGTAAAACGTACACCTGAAGCTGAGTTTCGTACAAAAAGAACTAACGCTTGGGTGTCATCACAAACAGCATGGTTGCCTAACAATGCTTGGGAATCAAGATTAATCAAGAAAGAAATTGATAAAGATGTACCAGTCATTTTAGGTTTTGATGGTTCTTTCTCAGGTGATGCTTCTGTAATTGTTGGAGTAACAATTGAAGAAGTCCCACATGTATTCCTTGTTGAGGCTTGGGAAAAACAACCAGAGGACACAGATGATTGGCGTGTGGATTCTTTAGAAGTTGAAAACTCAATCATTGAAGCCTGTTCTCGGATGAATGTTAAAGAGATTGCTTGTGACCCTTTTCGTTGGCAAAGAACTATGCAGGTTTTACAAGATGCTGGTTTACCTATTGTGGAATGGCCATCAACTTCTGCATCAAGAATGATTCCAGCGTGTTCAAAGTTTTATGATGCTGTTGTTAGTGAGAAATTAACAAATGACGGAAACCCATTATTGACAAGACACATATCAAATGCTGTAGTGAAAGTTGATAGGTTAGGCCCTAGAATTGTTAAAGAACACAGAGGCTCACCACGAAAAATAGATGGTGCAGTTGCTAGTATCATTGCTTTTGATAGGGCAACAGTTTCTCGTTCAGAATCTGAAGTCCTTGTCCCACAGTTTTTTGTTTAAGGAGTTTTTTTGTTAGCAACAATAATCCAAGTCCTAGGTCTTGTTTTAATTTCCACAGGAATCTTTTTAGTCTCAATCCCAGCAGGTATAACAGTTGCTGGTCTGTCATGTTTAGTTTTAGGTATCGCTATTGAAAGAAGTAAATAATGTTAAACAATTTGTTCAATCTTCCTGAGAATAGAGCTATAAGTTTTCAATCCATTTGGGGTGCTGGTGACACATTTGCTTTCACCACAGAATCAGGCGCAGCCATTGATGAAGCATCAGCAATGCGTATCAGCGCATTTTATGCTTGTGTGCTTTTAATATCTGACACCATCTCAACACTTCCAGTTGATTCATTTGTTAGAAGAGATGGCAACAGAGTTCCTTACCGACCAAGACCTGAATGGGTACAAAGACCAGATGTTGATTTATTAAGAAGCGAACATTACCAACAAGTACTTGTATCTTTACTGATTGACGGAAACTCTTTCACAAGAATTTATCGTGATGGTCGTGGGGATGTTGCCAACCTTGTTTGCTTAGACCCAATGAGAGTTGCAATAAATAGAAATCCTCAAACAAGAGAACTTGAATATGTAATTGATAACGGTGTCAATGGAACTGTTGCACAGCAAGACATGATTCACATTACAGAAATTCGCACACCTGGTGCAACTCGTGGATTAAGTCGTGTCACAGAACTAAAAGAAAACCTAGGATTGGCTTCAGCTTTACAAAGTTTCGCTGCAAGATTCTTTGGTCAAGGCGCAACAACTCAAGGGATCATTGAATTCCCAGGTGCTTTAACTAGAGAGCAAGCAAAAGATTTACAAGCAGGTTTTGATAATTCACATAAAGGTTATAAGAAATCTCATAAAACTGGTGTGCTATCTGCTGGTGCAAAATATGTTAAAACAGGTGTAAATCCTGACGAAGCACAAATGTTGGATTCACAAAAATTTGTTGTTGAATCAATTGCAAGAATGTTCAGAGTTCCCCCACATATGATTGGCGTAACAACACCAGGAGCACAGTCTTACGCTTCAGTTGAACAAAACAATATTCAATTCGTTGTTCACACATTAAGACCATATATTGAGAAAATTGAATACGCTTATTCAACACTTCTACCAACAGACGCATTCTTAAAATTCAATGTTGATGGTTTATTACGTGGAGATTTCACAACACGTATTCAAGGCTATTCAATTGGTTTACAAGCAGGTTTCTATTCTGTGAATGATGTTCGCAGATTTGAGGACTTACGCCCTGTTGATGCTGGTGATCAGTTCCGTGTTCCTTTGGCAAATATTAACTTGGCTGAAGCAGATGTTGTTGAGCAAGATAAACGTGTAACTATGGCCACAAGACTTGTGCAAACAGGTTTTGATCCAGCAAGTGTTCTTTCAGCACTTGGACTTCCAGCAATTATTCACACAGGAGTTCCATCAACACAACTACAACAAGTTGCACAAATTGATCCTCAAGACCCAAGTGCTGTTTATGACGTTTCACGTTCAAGTGAAATCAATATTCAAATACCTGAGACTGTGGTTAATATTCCTCAAACAAAAATCAATGTTGAACCACCTATTGTTAATATCAATGCACCTGAACAGAAAACTTTAATTAGAACTGTTGAACGTGACGAAAATAATCACATAGTAAGAATAATAGAAACTAACGGAGAATAATTATGGCAACTGGTTTAAGCGCATTTTTGGCTAACTCTTTAATGGATGCAGTTGGTAACGCAACCTCTTATTCAGCAGGTGCTGTTTACGTAAAACTTCACGTTGGCGACCCAGGTGCTAACGGCACAGGAAACCCTGCAACTGAACTGACAAGAAAACTTGCATCCTTCGGTGCATCATCAAACGGAGTCATAACTTCTGATGCAGATATTTCTTGGGTAAACATTGCTGGTTCACAAGACGCAACATTTTTTACCGCTTGGGATAATCTTTCTGCTGGTAACTTTTTATTCTCAGGATCAATAACAGGTAATCCATACACAGCAGGAGATACCTACACTATTGCTTCAGGTTCTTTAACGGCCTCACTAACAATAGCAAGTTAACAAATGAGTGAGGCAGGCTCATTTATATTAGATTCCGAAATCAGAGGAATCTTAAACACTAATACTCTTTATGGGTCTAGTGAAACAATTACCGCATCAGGTTCAGCAAACTTAAATGGTTTGTCCTCAACAAGCACATCTGAAATTGAAGTTTTAGTTTCAATAGAAGCATCTCTTGGTGCTATCACTTCAATAGCATCTTCTGAGGTAGCACATTTTGCTCAAGGTGCTACAAATCTTGGTCAGTTATCAGCAATAGCAAACACAACACCAATTATTTTGCCTATGTTTGATGGGCCTTTAGGAATATTAAATTCAAGCACTTCAGCAGTTGTAACAAAACTTGCAACAGCATCAGCAACACTTGGTCAATTAAATGCCAATATCGTCAGCACACCAGAAATCGAAGTTACCTTAAATGCACCCCTTGGAAGTCTCACAGCAACTGCTCAAACTTCTGAACCACCCCCACCCCCTGAGCCACAGCATTATGGTTCAAATGGTTATGTTCCAATTAAAAAGAAACAAAAACAAGAAAGACCTGCACCAGTTCTTGTTGTTGAGATAACTGATGTTCCTAAACTTGAACCTTTAATAAAATCTCATTTTGCTGCTGGATCAACTGATTTGTTTGGTCTTTCTGCTCAGGCTGGAAATCGTATAGACTTTTCTATATTGGCTGACGAAGCCGAAATATTGATGCTTCTTTAAGGCAGGTTATGGGTCAACTTTTATCAGGTCAAATGTCTGTTGGAACTGTACCATCAAGAGTTGACGGAATTTCAAATAATCCAGTTGTTCTTCATATACACAATAACGATAATTCAGATAACCTTTATATAGGCAATCAATCAGTTACCACAAGTACAGGAATGATTTTGACTAAATTAGATTCACTTGAGTTAACAATGCACCAAGGTAATACTCTTTGGTTAGTTTCTAACAAAAATGGTCATACCGCTAGTTGGATTGCGCAGATACTCTAATGCCTTATTACATAACCGATAACGCC